CAGCTCTTGGACTGGTCAAGTGAGAAGGAGTATTCCCAATAGGAGCACTCTGGCCTTCATACTTGTCAGGCAGATCAGCTACAAGTCTTTCGATCATCTCACCAACGGTCTGGGGTGCTCTTTCCTCAGCAGACTGTTTGGTGTAGAAAGTAGGTGAATAAGTTGAAGACTGCTCAACAACTTCTGTGGCTACAGCCGGGAATACCGACTGAAGACTAGGCAGGATTACATCAGATGCATCCATCAGTGACTGAATAGAATCAGCCTTATCGATAGCTGCCTGATAAGCCTTTAAGCCGACTTCACTGAGACCAGACTGCTCAAGCAAGCCCTTTTTGGTATCAGCGAGAGCAACTGTGGCTCTAACTGCTGCTGCTCGATCTTCTGCAGATTGAGTTTTATTTTCCACTGGATTGTCCTCTCCCTTAGCGACATTATCGCTTTGATATGTTACGGTTTTAACACCACTTCCGGTGCTTGCCCCTTGCCACACAGCATCGAAAGCTGTACAGACAAAGCCGTCTTGCATGACTTTACGTTTCTGGCCTCTCCAGTCACTCTGAGCAAACTGCCCATAACCCCTGGAAGACAGATCAACCTGAACCCCAGACTCAATAAGAGCTTGGAGATTTTTGCCATCAGGTTCAGTTGGGATAATTGTAGCATCAAACCATACGTCTGAGTTCTGCATCCAGAACTTCTCAAACTTGATAGCTGCATCAACCAGACCCTGCTCTTCAGCCGGGTGCTCAAGCTTGCCAAGGAACTTACCAGCAGATGCCTGTTCGTTCATTTTTGGCATGTTTGCTTGCCAGACAGTTGTCGGATAAACTTCACCCTTACTGTTGACAATATCACCCCTGGTAGCAATACCCTGGATTTTCATGAGTTTGCTTCCATCAGTCTTCTCATCGATAGACTGAACAGTGATATAACTCATGGATTGTTCTGCAAGGTCATGATTCCCGGATTGGACGATAAACTCATCCTTGCCATAAAAATCAGCTTGCTTTGTGCCAGCAGCAGCTTTTGCCATCTCAGTGGCAACAACTCCTAAAGCTCCAACTCTTTGGGCTTCACCAACTGGGATGTCACTTGACTTCTCAGCTTTAGGGGCACTTGATTCTGCTTCAGTAGGTATCTCAGGAACGGATGCACCAGGAGATTCGGCATCAGTCTTGGGAGTCCCAACTTTCGGGTTATCACTACTTTTGCCAACAGGTGTATCAGTGGTAATAACTGTTGCGCTGGTGCTACCATCTTGAGCAGTTACTTCATCTTTTACTTCCACGATGTCTTCCTCCTTTGTTTGAATAGTTGGAGTTTCAGCTACCTTAGCAGACTGGTCTCCTTCTTCTTCCTCTGCATCCATGCCAAGAGCAGTTGCTACGACCGTGACTGACATCGGAGTGCATTCTCCAGAAAACATTATCCCATCTGCTCCGACTGTATAGGTCATTGAGCAATACTCAAATTCCCCATTAGGGTAGGAGTCACAACAGAATACGATGGAATCAGCAAATACGCCAAGAATACCACTCCAGTAATACTTAGAGTTTTCTTCTTCACGTTTCCACTCATTGAAAGCATTACGAACCATCGAAAGATGCTCTTCCATTGAACCAGCTACATGGTAGTGGTCTTGGAGAACCAGAGCTTTATCTGCTACGCTTTGCTTTACAAATGCACGTAATGTGGTCGGGTCGAGAGACTGTAACTTAACTTTTGCTTGTACTTTAGACATCAGTCTCACTCCTTCGCATGTTTTTACTATATTCAGCTTACCAAATGTGTATACGGTAATGGTGTCCTGTCAAAAAAATTATTTTGAACTATTTACTATGTAAAAAAAAGAGGTCAGCTTTTTAGGCTAACCCCTCTTTCCATAATGGAGATCAATACGTATACTCAACGACAACCCTAGTATATCATTCAGGTTTATATCCGTCAACAAGTTCTTGTGCTTTTTCTATATATTGTGGATTTAAGTCTATACCAATAAACTTTGGTATCCCAAGTTTTTTTGCTGCAATGGCACTGGAACCAATTCCAACGAATGGGTCACAAGCTCTTTTAATCCGGTCAAGCCCATGTATCAGGAAACACATCTCCGGGACTTCCACTGGGAATGTAGCAGGATGGGGTCTATCATTATCTCGATTCTGAATTGTCTGGTATGGTATGTACCAGTTATTGCCCCGGCACCTGACCATTGACCCGGTATCCCATCTTTTCTCATTTGACTTATCAGCATAGGGAACTCCGATTGCCAATCTATCGAGAGGGACATCTCCATTCTTTGTCAGATGAAAGATATACTCATGGCAATCATTTACAAACCGGGGACTATTTATCGGTTTGTAATGTCCATAACTTTTGTCATCTACTGAGATACTTTTTATCCAATGAAAGGTATTCTGTAATTTGAATTGGGTTAGCATCATTCCTAATACATCGAATGGTATGCATGGGTCAGTAGGCTTAGAGCCAACATTCAGGAATAATGACCCGGAATCTGATAAGGCAGAATACATAGCAGTGCAAACTTCATGTATCCACTTGAGATAATCAGCTCTGGGCATAGAATCATCATAGCTACAACTATAATCTATGCCCAGATTGTATGGGGGTGAGGTAACAATTACATCATAACTGTTAGGTTTTAGGCTGTAAAGCCCATCGATACAATCCATTGATACTAGCTTAATCATAAATGTTTGTTTAAGGTCAAGAACACAGGTGTACTATCTCCCAGATAACTACCAATAACGTTAAACTCGAAGTATTCCTCTGCCTCTTCCCGTTTGCCTCCGGTAGACTTTTGGATTAACTTTATACACTTTTCTTTGTCATAGCAGACTACAGTGGGCTTGCCAAAAGTTTCAACAAGCCCAACAATAGCCGATTCAAATTCATCAAACAGAATAGCATCCTCATTATGTTCTGCTATAGTTTCACGCAATAACATTAAGTTCTCCACTTTCAGTCATTTGATCGATAATGCTCTGTCTAATTTCCAGACGGTCTGCAGCATTAAATGGAGGTATGTCCTGACCTTCTTCACGGAGGTCATTAGAGATATCATTGTATACTGCATACATGATATCTACCAGAGAATCTAAGCTAACACTCTGCTTTTTACCCACTTGTTCAGAGCTTCTGGCAGCTCTGGATTTATTCTGATTGCCACTTCCTGGAGAAGGAGCTTTAGGGACAATAGCTTCATTCTCAATAGTCTTAACTTTTGCATCCATTATCTTTTTAGCATCAGCACTGAGGAATGCATTCATCATATCCTGCTGTTCATGGTTAAGCTGCATGAATTTGTCTGCCAGGAGGTCTGCAGGAAGTGCTCCAAAGGCTTCAACGAAGTAGACTGCTGCCTGAGCATAAGTCAGTTCAATATTAGCATCCTCAACTCTATCCTGAGTAGATATAGGAGCTAACTCAATGGTATAGAGACCTTCTTCAGGGCCTATGCCATTAAGCATGAGTTCCAGGTCATACAAACGTTCAAGACCACTAACAAGGATGTCCTGAACACGCTGAAGGGTATATGCGAATGCAATATCTGCATCGGACATCCCAGTTCCACTTACATGGGTTTTCTGAGCTGTCATTAACTGCAGATAACTAATAGGAACTTTCAGCCGACAAACTAACTTTTCCCTGTGGTAGATAACGTCATTCAGGTTACCTAACTGGGTATTGTTTGCTGTAAGCATATTAACTCCACCTTTTCCAGAACCATCGTCTGGGAGGTAGAAGTCTGTCTGAACATCCAGAGGGTTATCAGTATTCATTAAAGAGCCATCTGATGCCTGGAGTTTACGTTTGGTTATAGCATCCTTATAGCGTTTAATGGTTGACATAATCTCATCCCGAGTCCATTCTGTCTTAATCGGGATTTTATGCACTATCTTATCGTAAGCTCGAACAAGACGGGCAACAGCCATTCCGTCTTCCATTTTAGATAGCCTTTGCCAGTTTCTTCTGGCAGATGCTAATGGTGCAACTGATAAAAATCCTTTTTTGGCACCATAGATAAATGGAACTATCTGCCATTCTTCAAGCTCTTTACCACCTTGGTTGGTTACATCTTTATCAGTTACAACCAACCATCCAGGAAGTTTATCTCCATGGTCATTAGTCTTAGGCCATATCTGATATGAAACAGTTTGCTTGAATCCCTTAATCATCATCAATTGTTTATCAATAATGACTTCTCTAAAGCAATTTCCATGAGGGAAAAACTCATGAATTATCTGCCATATGGTATCCTCGATATCAATTCTGAGATTCAGGGCATCCAGAATTTTCTTTACGTCTTCTCTATCCGAGGACACAGCAAAAGCTGTTCGTTTACCTCGTTTTTTGAATGACTGCCGGGCATCTGCATTACCTATACATCTATCAGAAACAATATCGATAGCTGTAGAAACAAGCTCATCCTCTGCAATCATACGTTCAATATCGAGGTATACACTTCTACGATCATTGAATATTCTCCACAGATCAGGCATGAGCACAGAGCTTCCAGTACTTGCATTGCTATCTGTGACTGTTTCTTTGTTACCAATCCAGGCAACAGGCTGAGTGCCTACCTCTAAGTCAAAAAGATTGGCTATAGATTTACCAATCTTTTTTGCCCAGGAGGGAGCTGGAGTTCGTCCTTTTCCATTGTCGGTGAAGTTAAATATCCCCATTGTAGTCCTGTCCTTAATTATGCTGCTGCAACAGCTTCTGCATAAGCGTCTTCAAAGTCACTACCACATTCGATAGCTGCTCTATAAGCAAACCATAGAGCCATGATCGTATCTGAGAACTCTCCACCCGGATGTGCTCTAAGCTCTCCCATAAATATTGCCAGTAGACTTGTATTGTCTGCTGCCAAAGGAAACTTAGCTGCCGGGATAGCAAATAACCCTTTTTCAAAGGCAATATTAAGACCCGGTAACCCAACTTCCTCATGCTTTTTATTATATGCACCAGTTGTGAAACCTGCAATTGGTAAAGATTTATCCTCAGCTTCAAGGGCATCAATAACTGCTTGCTGGAATGCATTGTTCTCAACATAAGCAAGTCTCCATCGATGTCTTTTACATTGGTTCTTTACTTCTTCCATGATTCCATTGAACTGTATTCTCTGTCTCCAGAGTTCTTTCAGATATAGTTTACCATTTTCAGGACATTTAGCTATAGTCCATACAACCGAGTATGCATTTTTCTTACCAAGGGCAGAAGCAAGGTCAACTCCTCCATAGGTAGGCCAATTATCCCGGACACCATCACCAATATCAGCTAACATTACATCGAAACTTCTTGCCAGAGCATACTCAGGGAATGTTCTTTCTTCATCGGACATAGCATCCAGTAGATACTGTCTGGTAAATGCACGTTCACCAAGCTCCTGTCTCCGGGACTCAAGTTTCTCTTCACTCCATTTATCGGGCCAAAGGATTGTTTTTTCAACTTTAGCATTCCCAGTAATAGGGTCAATTACAGTGTTACCTGATTCATCATACTCAATTTGATATCGAATAGCAGGAGTCCACCATATATGGAAAGCCCCGGTATTCTTCAGGTCATGTGTACAGTCTGCAATATGATAAGGAGTACATATCCATACAATTGTTCCTGTGGAAGAGACCAATGAGAACCAGGTTTCTTTTATAGCCTTAATAACTTGTTCTCTCTGAGCTGGGTTAATAACTGAGTTCTTGAGATCAACTACGTCATCACAAACCAGTAAGTCAGCACGACCTCCAGCTCCAGTTGATAGAACACCAGAAGCTTCAACTGAAGGGTCTCTTTGTGGTATGTCACGAACAACAAAGAACTTAGTCTGGGTATCTCCACGATCATAGTCAACAACCAGATCAGGAAATACTGCTTTGACTCTTTCAGACTTTGATATAAGTTCTCGGGCAAGACCCAGAATTTCTTTAGACTTGTCATCGGAGGAACCAATGATCTTTATTCTGAGGTTATGGTTATTTCCAAGTTCCCAGACTAATCTACCAACAAGCTGAACAGACTTTCCATGACCTCTGGGGGCAGCTATCAGAACTCTATCGAAGTCTGATATCATTTGTTGCCATTCTTTATGGAATGGTTGCTGTTTAAGGTAAAGTAACGTTTCTGGGTCTTGAGATACATACTCAATAAACCAGTTCACATCCATTCTGCATAGTCTCATATGAACTGGTTTAAGTACTGTAGAACTTAGCTGTTCCCATATCCCAAGTTTATCAGCCAGAGTTTTTGCTCCAGTTGGGTCATGTAGAAACATTTTAACAAGTTTTGCAATTACATCTTTACCTTGAGCTGCCAACTAATATACCCTCTGCCTCTAAATAATAATTATCATTTTCCCATTCCAGCTCATAGGTAGGAACTAGAATATCTCGATCTGCTGTGACTATGGGGAATGTATTTTGGATTCTTGGGTTCTTTGTGCATACTCCCATTAAAAATGGAACTGCATAACACTTTGATGAACCACCCATGGATAAAACCTTGGTTTCTCTGCTGAATGTATAAGTTTTACCCCCAGTACACTTTACATGAATAGACTCTGTATCTGCTAATCTAGTAGCTGAGGTTAGAACCATATTAACTATCTTTTTTTCATTATAGTGATATCCACGAACAGTATCTCCAGCTTTAAGACCTTCTACAAAGAAGTCCCCATTAGCTATGACCATTGCATTGTATGGCAGAATTACTTTCATTTACCTATCCCAAGCTCATGATATGTGGCAATCACTTTAGCTCTCAACTGATCGAGAGTGCCATCATTGATTATAACACTATTCCAATCCTGGAAACTCTGCCATTCTTGCTCAGAGGCATGATTACTATTAGAATCAAACCCAGGTCGAACCACTTTTATCAGATACCCACCCTGGAGTTGCACAAGTTTTAACTCATTTGTAAAACGAGCATCTGGTATCATAATAACTTTATTATCACCTGCAGTGGTATAAGCATTAATCCACTCTACCATTTTTTTAACCCAGTAGTAGGGGTCATCAACTCTTCGGAACTCAGTACCCCACCATTGCATTATAAGTCTGAATCGTTCTTTTTTACCAGGGGTATTCATCATCTGGCTAAGTTCAAACTCACCAATCCCCATTATAGGTGACAGATAATGAGCAACTTCCTCTTTTAGAGGGTCTGCCATGGCCCTCCGAACGGGCCACAGCTTATGCTCTACTGCTACTTGCATAAGTAGCTCAGCAACAGTATCTTTTCCATGCTGCATACTTCCACAGACTCCGATTAGTATAGCCATTAGAGCACACATGCCTCTCCATCACAGAATCTTTCGACCTCTGCTTTATTACCTTTGACTGTATCGAAGTCTAGGTCACTGAGTTTATAGGCCAGTTCATTGTAGACCTCTTCAGTAATCTCTTCATATGGCATCTGAGCAAATGCTCCCTTTGCCAATCGGGGTAAGAAGCTAACTCCCTTTAGTCGATACTGGTAGAAGTTCAAGGCATTTGCAATGTGTGACCCTTCAGTCTCTGGGTCAAAAGTTATAGTAACAGATACCTGATTATCAGCCCAGTATCTCTGCATAAATGCTGCCATTTCAAGCTGTTCCCACATGGTAACCTGTCTCAAGGTTCTCATAGGTTCATGAATCTTTACAGGAATGGCAACAACCACGGTAGAGTCTTCTTGACCCACACAAGGTTCAATTATATACCCTGCCTCTTGTAGTGGCTTTACCAGGGGTGAACCAAGAGCAAGTCTAACCCGTCTTAGATACCATCTACTCTCAGGATAGTGGATGCCCGGTGTAGCTCCTGCAAGCAAGGAAACTGTGCCCGAGGGTTTCACTGAAGTAAGTTTAATTGACTTCGGAATGCATAACCAATCAGCATATACCTTGTCATAATACTGCAGAGTTTTATAGCCCTCTTCACACCATTCTCGGAGAGTATTGATACCTTTTACAGTAACAAACTGAGCTATACCCGACATACTGCATCCAATACGTCTATTCCGCAGGAGGATTCTGTTTGTCTCTGCCCAGTGAGTTTTACCCAGGGTAACTGTCTTTGCATAGAGGTATGCAAACTTGAGAGTTCTCTGATAGTCTGATAGACTCTCACAACGATGAGGGAATGTCTCTACAAGACAGCAGAGTTCATAGGATTCCAGGGTCTGTTCACCACAAGGATTTGGCCCATCAGCCTTTGCATCTTTATAGTCTGCCCCATTGTTCATTCGAGAATAGGTCTTGGCATTCTCCATCCATATATATCCAGGTTCACCGTTACTTTGGGTGAAACTTGCTGGAATAGCATAATCGGAACCAATCTTTATATTGATGGAGTTATTCGATGACCATCCATAAGCCATACGATCTGGGTTGACCTCATAGTTTTTTAGCTCCAGAAATTCCAGATCGATACCAGTATCCATGGCAAGTTCCGCAGTTCTACGAACATTACCAGCAACCACACAACACCCGATCATATTCATTATATCGGTTATTGTACGTTTTGATACAGAGGTATGGATAGCTCTATTTAGAATAAGCCTAAGACCCTCATGTAAAGCTTCCAAAGGTTCAGGGCCAGATGCTGTGCCTCCAAATCCCTTAATGGGCAGACCTCTTGCACGAATAAGAGAGTAATCAAAAGTCATAGTAGGCCCACCCTTAGCATACGACTTTAGAAGCTTTCCTACTGAGTCAACCCATCCTTCTCGGGAGTCAGGTATAATAAACTCTTCATGAACTGGCTTAGGTTCCCGGAGACTGATTATACCAGCACCTAATGTATCGAAACCAACACCACATCCCAGCATGGAAGCATCCATCAGGAATGTAAATGGCTTTGCAAAGTCCTGAGCAATGTCCCTGGTAGATACAAATCCGCAGTTATTCAGAGCAGCAAAGCATTCTCTTTCCTCTGTTATGGTAGAACCCATAGCCCAGAGACCTCTTCCTGGAGGGAGAAACTTCATAGACCACATACGATCATACATTTCCTGAGCTGACTTCTGAGCTTTCTGAGGATTCCAACCAAGCCCATTATGCTCTATATGCCTTTTCTGCATGTTGTAGCAACCTTCTACAACTCTGGCAATAGTTTCCCACCATTGCTCATTAACACCATCGTCTTTGACTCTGGAGTAGGTTCTTTCATAAACCAATGCCCCAAGGCCATTGAACCCAAATGGAGGTTTACGGTCTTTATATTGTGATAGGAACTCTGTTGTCAATCTAAACTTATCCAACTTTAATCCTCGGTTTCTGTAGAATCTATATCCCCGGTCTTGGTCACTTTTATGGAGTAGACACAGGGCTTACAGTCAGTCTTATGGTCACACCATTTACAGGTATTGGCCCCGGCATTTGCATAGTAGAAACCATGCACCATACACTCAGCTATCTGTTGTATCTGTTTAGCCCACCACTCTGACTTATCCTTGGGGACTGTTTTTATTCGTATGGTCTGAATAACAGGTGTAGGGAACAGCCTTATAATATTATACGCGAAACCACCATACTTTAGGTCTGGGTATTTATGTTTAAGCTCTTCTTCCCATGCCCATTGATAAACCATGGGCTGTATACCATATTGTGCTCTGGCATCAGCCCATGTATCATACGAGAACTTATGGTCAATAACTTCCACAAGTCCCGGAGTAGACTGGTCTAAAAGGTCGATTCTGCCTGTAAATCGAATACCACCTTTTATGAAGTCAAATGGCTCTTCAACAGAGACCGGGTTATGAAAAGGGTAAAGTTCCTTATAATAGAACCGAACAGCTTCAACCACTTTTATAGATTCAGCTTCAGTGAGGTCTTCCTTTTTGGCATTTTTCAATGCAAACTTCTCAGCTTTTGCCAGTGGGTAAAGCTCACCCTCTGTGTTAATTTTATAGTTTAGTAGACCTTCCAGAGTGTTATGATAGGCTGTTCCTCTCCGCATGGGAGTGCCACTGGGTTTACGGATACCATCCTCATAACTCCGTTTATACTGGTAAGGACAATCCAGAAACTTAGATATACGAGAATATCCAAGGTGAAACTCCTTACCATCTACAGTCATTGAAAACTGGTTGCTAGGCAGCTTTAAGGCCGAGGTCTGAGACAGGTTGCCAAGTTCTTCCTGCGTCAATGCACCCGATGATTCGTTTGACGATTTCGATGTCATATACTATTTCTCCAATTCCTTCCGCTCGACGTACACGTCTTAGGAAGAGTCGTTGTAACATACGTAGTTCACCATAATGCTGTTTTACTTCCAGAGCAATGTATTTACTCCGGTAACAGACCAGAATGTCAGCTATACCTTTTTCCTGGTTAGGATGACCAACAATGTTAATCATCGTACACTTTGGAAGGCCTTTCAGGTATGTAATGATAGTTTTTTGAATATATCCCTCACCCATCATCTCTCCAATCTAAGGGAGTGCTTTTCCAGTCAACCTTTAAGTCTTTGCACTCTCCCAAGGAAGGCCCTGACTTTGCCTCTGCCAGGACAGGGATTGTAACATCGATACCCATATCATCTAAGATACTGGGATGAGACATTATTCGGAGAACCTTTTTAGCTACATCCTCCAAAACGTCATTTCTGACTTCCAGAAGAATAGAGTCATGGACTTCCCCAAACAGATACGCTTGACCATGATACTGCTCAGAAACCATAAGATCAGTTTCCAGCATGGACATTAGCTTCCAGTCAGAACCAAAGCCCTGAACTGGAGTATTGATTGCCATTCGTATGGCTTCATTGTATTTGCCCTTATGCTCCCTGCTGTTATCGGGGTTGAGAGTTATATTGGGTAAGTGTCTACGTCTACCGGATGGAGACTCCACATACCTCTTTTCCTTACATTCTTCTTCTTGTTTTTTATACCAACCTGGCAATCCCACATGGTCATTGAAGAACTGATTACGAATATCAACACATTCACGCATTGTGAACTCAACTCCATAGTCAACCAGAGCATACTGTTTGAAAGTCATAGCTGACATACCATATAGGAATCCAAAGTTTACAGCTTTGGCCTTTTGCCTAAGCTCTTTACGTTTCTTATCATCGAGAGCATCCCATTCTTCCTGAGATAATCCGGTAACTCTCATAGCTCTCATAGAGTGAATATCCCATCCAAGATTATAAGCCTTGATGAATAGAGGGTCTTCTGATAACCACCCAGCTATACGAAGTTCAATCTGACTCAAGTCACATTCCAGAATACTCCAACCATCTCTGGCTTTGATACAGTTCCGAATACCAAAGGTATAGAGTAGATTCTGTAGATTCATTCCAACTGCAGAGGAAGTCCCTTGACGTTTATTCTGTTGACCTTCTTTACCAGATGCTGTTCTTCCGGTAACTGTGCCAGTCAGCTTGTAACTGGTAGTGATTCTACCTCTGGTATCAGCAGCTACAATCATTGGTTCCACATATGTAGATAGGGCTTTTGCAAGGCCTCTCCACTCCAGAAGTAAGTCAACAAACTTATGACCTTTAAGGTGAATCAATGCATCCTCATTAGTTGCTGGTTGACCACTGGGAGTAAAGGCAATCTTTTTATCATTGCTCTGGGTCAAACCCATTACATCGAATAGCAGTTTACCCAACTTTGTGGGAGAAGCAAATAGACGGTCATCGTATTCACCTTTGATAAGTAGACCAGCTTCCTCCATAGAGGTACCTAAACATTCTGTTTTGTAGCTCTCCAGGTAAGCATACATCTTATGTTCATTCTCTTCAATAAGAGCTTCAATGTCTAGTTTACAAGCTCTGGCCCGATCACCATTAACAGGCCATCCCCTTAACTCCATCTTTGTAAATAAAGCATCTGCTGGTCTGGTAATATGAGTATAAAGTCTCTTTAACCCTGGAGCTTTTTTCAAAGACTTTATATACTTACGATAGAGTAATAGAGTGGCTACTGTGTCCCTGGTAGCATATGGAATTAAGATATCCAGGTCTTTGGTCAACTTATCATTGATATCATAAGTTGGGAATCCAAGCTCTGTGGTAATAAGCCTTTTCAGCTTTAGCTCTCTATTTTCATCCAGAGCATGGGCAACATGCATAGTATCCATAAGAATATTTGGGGCCTTGATTGCTTTTCCAAATCTACGTTTACCCCACTGCCATAGCCATACCCGGTCAAACTTTCCATTATGCCAGATACACCAGGACTCCAGTAGGATTTCCCGGATAATCTCAATAGCTTCTTCAAGGGTTTCCCCGTCACTCCAGAAGTTATGCTGTAGATGCTGTCTGGAGTAGTAGCAGTCCTCTTCAACATCAAGAGGAACAAATACACCACCAAAGTCAGTATCCCAGCAGAACTGAATACATCGAATGTTTTTATCAGGAGCATATGGATTCAGACCCTGGGTTTCAGTATCAACAGCTATTATGCCTCCAGCAGCTCTGATCTTTTTCTGCATCATTCGGAGACTCTTTAGTGTAGATGCAACTTTAACAGGAGGGTCAAACTTAATAGCTTCTGCATTTACATCAGTATCAACATCAGTATCATTGTCCATCCACTCTTTGAATCGAGTGAGATCAGCGTATAATTGCTCTCGGACTTGCACATTGAACTGTGCTGCAAGGTGGTGATCGGTAGCATATATGTAGGCACCTTTGCCCTGATCGAATACTCGATTAGACTTTAGCTCTGCAAATGCTCCCGATTTACCTGTAACAGCAACATAGGTGTTTGCCCCGAGACATATAATATGATTCGGATTTACTGCTTTAATCTCTTCCTGGAGATACCCACCAGATAGAGGTTCACCTTTGGCAAGAGATTTACCAAACCCACAAAGCTTAGCATCAGTGGCTTTTGGTTTAACATCTTTAGAGGGTCGGACACACTTGATTGCATAGGTACAATAAACATCAAGACCCATACTGACAAGTTTTTCTTTGATTGCTGCAAGAAGCTTACCTGAAAAGGGTGCTCCCCATAGATCATCCTGTATACTGGGTTGCTCAGCCACAATCATTACATCGTGGTGTTCAATGTTATCCAGGTCATCCATTAGGCAGACTGTTTTTGGTGCTTTAATTGGGTTACCTATACCAAATTGACATAGGTTACATTCAGGATTTCTCATAGGTAAACTCCCTTACGATGAGGGCCACAGCACTTTTACATGTTGTGGCCCAGTAGATTTCAGCAGATAGGCTTTAGGGCCTAGTCTTCATCATCGTCATCATCGATGTTGGGGTATTTACCCTTGGTTTTAGCCACTGGCTCAGGCTCTGGCTTAGCTTTAGCCTTAGCCTTTGGCTTGAGGTCTTCATCGTCCTCATCATCCTCAACAGGAGCTGGCTTGGCCTTTGCCTTAGCAACAGGCACATCGTCATCATCCTCAACAGGAGCTGGCTTTGCCTTTGCTCTGGCTTTAGGAGCTGGCTCATCGTCATCCTCAACAGGAGCTGGCTTTGCCTTAGCTCTGGTCTTGGGTGCCGGGGTCTCATCATCGTCATCATCGACAGGAGCTGGTTTAGCCTTGGTTTTAGCCTTAGCTACTGGCTCATCGTCATCCTCTTCAGCAATGGCTCTGGTGCGCTTTGCAGCTTTAGCAGCAATAGCATCATCGTCATCCTCTGCAGGAGCAGCATTACCTGCTGGCTTCTTGTCTTCTTCGTCAAGATACTTGTCTTCCGCAGAATCAAGGTCTTCAGAGCTGGAGTATTTCCGAACTCTAGCACGAACTATCTGTTGAAGTTCCTGGAGATATTCGATCTCTTCAGCTTCAAGCTCAGAGACTATTTCCATCTTGACCTTGGAGAACTTGTACTGTCCATCAGAGGACTGACCGGGTTCTGCAGTAAAACGAACCATTACATGGCTGTAGGAATCCAGCTTCTGTTTTTCAACTGCTGCAAGGAAACCTTTCCAGTTCCAGAGTCCTGCTTTCGATATGTAGAGCAGTTCGGGCATGAACTTACCATCACGAAGGATAGCCAGTTCTCTTTTTTCCACTGTCTCATTCTTCTCAGCATTCTTGAAGAAAGCTTTGCGGAAGTAGACTACGACCCCGTAGAAAGTCTTTACAGACTCAGTGTTTTCCGGGTCATCTGATGTAGGAGCAGGAAGAGTATATCTCTGCTTCTCTCTTTCGACTTTGATCTTTCCAAAGCGGAAATCCTCATCCTCAGATATGATGGAAAACACTTGCTCCATTTTCTTTGCCGATGGGATACGTACTTTTGGTTCTGTTGCTTCGCTCAATTGATTGCCTCCATTATGTTTGTGTCTTGTTGATTCATCAACATACTCAGTATACCTCTTGTGGAAGGTAGTTTCAACTGGTACAATTACCAGTTTTTTCTAATGGTCTTTGAATCCAGAATTATTGATCTCACTCTGAATCTGCTCCATTCCCCTGATCTAACTATATATAGTCTTTTAGGGTCTTTGGAATGAAAGTTATCTGGGTCAATACCGAGTTGTTTACCTTTATAGGTTACTATAAGGTGCCCGGTTCCATAGTAGTCTGCTTTGCACGTATACTTTTCATTCTCATCATCCTTATCAATGATAACTACATTAGCAGCAATTGGATGTGTAGAACTCAAGAGTTGTTTATGCTCTTTACTTATCATCGTATACAAGCCCTCCAGTCAGTTTCAATCTGTCGGGCTAGAGCAAAGTCTGCTTTAAGTGAAGCCATTACTCGCATATCTACAGTATTCTGTATGAGTAAATGGACATAGGTGATACTTTTGACTTGTCCTCCTCTATGGTTTCGAGACATCATCTGTTCATAGTCTTCTGTATCGAAACTGTGAGAGTAGAATATTGTCATGTCGGCAAAGCGCATATCAACACCTTTACTACCGACTGATTCTTTAACAATGAAGACAAGATCATCTTTAGCTGACTCTATGAGTTCATGCCGAGCTGATGCCCCGGATACTGACCCATTGAGAATTTTAGGAGTA